TGTTCTTAGTAGTATTGCAGCGTGGTATAGTATAGTAGGATTGACTGCAATTTTTGCAGCAGCAGTTATACCCATTATCATTATGGGTGCTAGTTTAGAACTAGCAAAGGTAGTTACAACAATCTGGCTACACCGCTATTGGGAAAAATGTAAAACTTCAATGAAAGTATACTTATGTTCGGCTGTTGCTGTATTAGCGATAGTAACAAGCATGGGTATTTTTGGTTTTTTAAGTAAGGCACACCTAGACCAAAGCATACCTTCTGGTGATGTAGAATCACAATTACGACTTATTGATGAAAAAATTACTATTCAAAAAGACCTCATAGTAAGTGAACGAGAAAACATACAATCAGCAAGAAATGCTTTAGCACAACTTGATAATCAGGTAAATGCAAGACTGGACAGAGGTACAACCGAAGCCAGTGCAGAGCGCAGTGTTCAAATTAGAAATCAGCAACGCCGTGAACGACAGGCGTTGACTAAAGAGATAAGCGATAGTCAAAGTAGAATCGAACAAATCAATAATACTATACAGCAAATAAACCTTGAAAAGGCACCCATTGCTGCAAGTTATAGAAAAATCGAAGCAGAAGTTGGTCCTATCAAGTATATTGCCGCGTTGCTATACGGGGACGATCCAGATAAAAACACACTAGAACGAGCAGTACGCTGGGTAATCATACTTCTTATATTTGTTTTTGACCCACTGGCACTGGTATTAGTATTGGCTGCAATAAGCAGTTATCGTTGGGAATTTGATAAAAGTGACACAAGCACTGAAAATATAACAAATCAAAATATCGATAACAATCCAAAACAACCCATTGAAGAGAAAGTTGTAACTGATGTTGTCGTAAATGAAGAAATATTACCTGTAAAAAAAAAGAAAGTAACTAAAAAACCTACCGATGTTAAATATAAAAAGGTAGAGTATAAACCCAAACGCACTAAAGATAAACCTAAAAAAATTAAATCAGAAGACAAAAAAACAACTCAGGATATAGTTACTGAGGGTGTTACTCCTGTACATGATAAAGGCAACGGTTATGTAGAATTTGAAGGTAAACTTTTTCAAAGCAACGCATTAAAAGAAATAAGACCTGATTTGTTTTCTGCAAAAAATGATGTGCTATCGGGAAATAATATCGGTAGTAACTTTGGAACATCATTTCCCAAAATAGCAAGTAAAGGATTTATATTCGTTAGAGTAGATGTAAGCCCCAATAAAGTTTATAAATTTGACGGGCAAAAATGGATAGAAATCAATAAAGAAGCAACTCAAAGTTACTTATATGATGCAGATTATATGAATTTTTTAGCCAATAAGGTTTATTCAAAAGAATATGATATTGAATTGCTCACAGAGCATGAGCGAAGTGAGTTAGAAATTTTCTTAAAAAACAAAAAATAATTTATTAGATATTAAAAACTACTAAGTAATACATTATGAGTGAAAATCAAATAGACATTTGCAGTTTTTGCAATACACATAAAGACCATCGTAAAAAACTTATAGTATCTGGCACAGTAGCAATATGTGATTATTGTAGTAATCTGTGTCACGACCTAATAAAAAACGATGCTAAACCAGAAGAACTTGAGATTTTGCAACAAGACTCTATAGAAAAAAGATTGCAAGATGTAGACGCTATAAAAATTAAAAAGCATTTGGATGAATATATTGTTGGTCAAGATAAAGCAAAAAAGGTTTTGTCAGTTGCAATCGCCAACCATTACAAGAGAATTTGTCATCCTAGCACAGATATTAGTATACAAAAGGGTAATGTCTTATTGTTAGGACCAACGGGGTCTGGTAAAACCTTACTTGCAAAAACTGCTGCTAAATTTTTAGATGTACCGTTCATTATTGCAGATGCTACTAGCCTCACAGAAGCAGGCTATGTAGGAGACGATGTAGAAAGCATGATAAGTATGTTGTTAAATGCAGCAAACGGAGACATAAATGCAGCAGAAAAAGGTATAGTGTTTATCGATGAAATTGATAAGATTGCAAGAAAAAGTGAAGGTTCTAGTATAACAAGAGATGTATCGGGCGAAGGTGTCCAGCAAGCCTTATTAAAGTTGATTGAAGGTACTAAATGCCGCATTCCTGCCAATGGTGGAAGAAAGCATCCAGAGACTGCTATGAATACAATTGACACTAAAAATATTCTTTTTATTGTGGGTGGTGCGTTCGTGGGTCTTGAAGATATTATTAAAAGAAGAGAAAAGGGCAGCGCAATAGGATTCGGCGCTGATGTTAAAACGAACAATTATAAACCAGATTTGGACTCTGTTACACCCGAAGATTTAACAAAATTTGGTATGATACCTGAATTTGTGGGTAGATTTGCTACTACTATTTCAATACAAGAATTGGATAAAGTGCAACTCAAGAAGGTATTGACTGGAGTAAAAAATAACTATATAGCACAATATCAATATTTGCTAAGTTTAGACAATATTGACTTAACTTTTGACGATAGTGCTATAGAACAAATAGTATCAAACTGCTTGACTTTAAAGACAGGTGCAAGAGGTCTTCAAACTGAGGTCGAAAGAACACTTATGCCTCATATGTTTAATGTCAGCAAATATAAGAAAAAGGGAATAAAAAAGATAAATATTAGTCAAGAATTAGTAAAGGAACCCAAAGAACTATTATGAATTTAAATGGTAGAAGAGTAATCGTAAAAGACGGCAATGTAGATAAAGCACTACGAAAGTTTAAGAAAAAAATATCAGACAGCGGTATGCTGTTTGAATTACAGCAAAGAGAAAGATATACAAAGCCCAGTGTAGAAAGAAAAATGGCTAAAAGCATGGCTAAAAAACGCTGGCAAAAGTATCTACAACAGAACAATTTCCCGAACAGCAATTAACCCTAAAATACTAGAATTTTTTGCGAAATTCGCTAGAATAAATACTTAGATAATGATGCCGATTGTCGGGTCATTATAGTCATAACTTGCTTATAAAGGAGAAATAATATGACAAACAACACATTAACTTTGCGTTCCTTTGACATTCCGTCAATTAATAAATTCGGCATTGGGTTCGACAACATCTTTGACGAACTGCAACGAATTTCCCTACAACAGGGTAATCAGAATTACCCTCCATACAATGTAGTCAAATATGACGAAAATACTTCCGTCATTGAGTTGGCTGTTGCTGGGTTCCGTGAGGGTGATATTACGGTAACTGTTGGAAAGAACCAACTTACTATTGTGGGTGAAAAGGTTGAAAATCTAGATGAACTAGACAAGAATGTAGAATATATACATCGTGGTATTAGTTCACGCAGTTTCAATCGAACATTTGCAATTGCTAACTATGTCGAAGTTACTGGTGCAGATGTAAGTAATGGCATATTGTCTATCAAACTTGAGCGTAAGATTCCAGAAGAATTGAAGCCAAGGACTATTGCTATTTCTTTCAATAAATAATACAATAGTGACTAATGTGTTCGCAGTCAATCGTGGCTGCGAACACTCACAACAAAGGAACTAATTTTATGGGCACAAAATCAGAAACAATGATTAAAATCAAGACAGATTTGAAGGAACCACCTCTTTACCGTATCATTTATGTAAATGATAATGTAACAACAGTTGAGTTTGTGATTGGTTCTTTAATCAACTATTTTGATTATGGATTTGATACTGCAACTGAAATCACAAAGAACATCCATGAACAAGGAAGTGCTGTGGTTGCGGTTTTGCCCTATGAACTTGCCGAACAAAAAGGTGTAGAAGTGATTCTTGATGCTAGAAATCAAGGATATCCTTTAGAGGTTCGGGTAGAAGCAGAAAAAAATTAAAGCGTGATATTGATTCTTTTTGGCCAATATACTGAATTTTTCTTATAAGGGTTACTTACATATTTGACGCCTTTGACAACTGTATCAACAGTTTGTTCATTGCATCCAAACGCCCAGTGTGTAATTTTCATTTCAGTATCATTGCTTAGACAATACCCGGGATATATATGGTCATCCACATGTTTTGGCAGTTGTCCAAAATAAAGGTCTTTTTCGGGTATACATGCAGTAATCAATAATATTCTTTTAACATCTAAGTGTCGTTGCAATTTAGAAACAGAATCACCTAAATATGCTATGTCTTCTAGTCTAGATTTTATTAATCTAGCATCAATGTCATCTAACTTATCAGCACTCCAGCCATTAGCACCTAGTATAGCAATACCGTCAATAATGACTACATGATGGTATAAAAAAGCAACTTTTGGTAATTTTTTAATAAGTGCTGCTATTTCTTTTGTTCGTGTTTCGTGGTCAAGTGCTGTTTTATATTCCAGTAGTCCCGGAACATAAAAAACACCTTGGTAAAACTTACTTAAATGAGATAGGACTTGATATAAAGTCCTTAAATCTTCGCTGACATTGCCTGCAACAATACAATAAAGGCTGGTGCTTTTACCTTCCCAATCAAATTCTTCATTGGGACCTATATTGATATCGTTGATTAAGTCAAATCCTATCTCAAGCACAATTACTTAGCGACTTTAAGTTTTGGAGTCTTTGCTTTCTTAGCCTTTCCAGCAGCCTTTTTGGCGACTTTCTTTACTTTTTCAGCGACTTCGACTACATCGGCGGCATTTACCTTACCGTCCTTATTTACATCTAAAACCTCAACTACTTCGGTTTTAACTGTTTCTAGAACGGGTTCAGTATTAGTAGAGCCCAATTCCTTGTCTACGCTTCTATTTATCAAACGGTAAACAACGAAACCGACAACTAAAACTGCTAATAATCCTAATAACCATGTCATATAACTTCTCCTAAAAAAGTATTTATTTCTTGGTTAGGGCTTTAATTTTTTTCTTAGAATTGACGATAAATATAAGAAACTAACAGGGTATCGGTATGTACCATAAAACCACACTTAAAAAGTTGATGAGTGAGGAATTGCCAAGTTTAACTTTTCAGAGAAAGTTGTCATATGTCACCAGTGTAAGAGAAGTCAAAGCACTATACAGACTTATAAATAAAGAGGTTTTTGGAAATAGATTATGTATGCCCCATATAGAAGTTAGACCCAGATTACAGGGTACATGGGGCTTTTGTTTGGGGTTGGAAGGTCCATATTCTAGAAAAAGAAGTCGTTGTGCCATAGTAATGTCTAGTAGATGGTATTGTAAACAATGGTTAATAATGGCAATAGCACATGAAATGTGTCATCAATATGAATGGGACATCATAAGTAAGGGCAGAGAAAGAATGGGCTTACCCCCAGTTATGGCGCATGGGCCTACATTTTACATATGGCGCGATAAATTAAAATCTAAAGGGATTCCCCTAAAAAGACATACATGCCACGAAAAATGGTTTACTAAACAAAGTCTTTTCAAATGCTAGTAACATAACCATAACATTTGATTTAATAAATCACAATAGTTATACTTGATTTTTATTTACAGGAGTTACTATGAGCCTTGTACCTATTGTTTTGGAACAGACTAGCCGCGGCGAACGCAGTTATGATATCTACAGTCGTTTATTGCGTGACCGTGTAATCTTGCTTGAAGGCGAGGTTCATGACCAGATGGCAAATCTGATTGTTGCACAATTGCTTTATCTTGAAAGTGAAAATCCTGAAAAGGATATTAGCCTTTACATCAACAGCCCAGGTGGTAGCGTAACTGCTGGTATGGCGATATATGATGCTATGCAATTCATTCAGCCTGATGTAAACACTATTGTCATGGGTCAAGCATGTTCAATGGGCAGTTTGCTTGCGCAATCTGGAGCAAAGGGCAAGCGTATGATTCTACCCAACGCACGACACATGATTCACCAGCCAAGCGGTGGTGCTAGAGGTCAGGCAACTGACATGGAAATTCAGGTTCGTGAAATCATGGAAATGAAAAAGAATCTTACTAACATCTATGTAAAGCACAATAGTGCTAGCAAAACATATGAAGAATTGTCAAGAGATATGGAACGAGATTATTTCATGAGTGCTACACAAGCACTGCAATATGGTCTAGTAGACAAGATTATTGAAAAAAGACCCAGTTAATTAGAATAAAAGCTTGACAATTGTACCAATATTGTATATAGTCTGAACATGAACTTTTGTGTAAGTTGTAACATTACTACTACGGACAAATGTAAGTTTTATCTATGTCCGAAGTGTAAAAAAGAGTTTGAAGAGTTTTTACAACAGTTAAGTAAAGGTGAATTATGAGTAATTTGGATACTAAGTTGCTAGATTATGTTGTTAGAGGTATTGACCTAACAAGTTCTGAAAGGTCGTATGCTCCGACCTTTCGAAAGGAAATGATTGCCAGAACGGTAATGGTTGAACTTATTAAGGCAGGTCGTAGTGAATTTTTGTTGCTCGGTAATGACGAGGTCGCCAAGTGGTGGAACGGAATCGTTACCAGTGTGCGCAACACTATGGAAAAGTACGAACAGGAACTTGAAGAATACAAGGTCAAGATGGATGCATTTAACAAGTTGACAGAGGAAGAAAGAAAGTTGTTGAAGATTCGTGCTCCTAGGAAGCCACGACGAGCCAAGTTGTAAGTTATTGATTTATATAGAATTATAAATCTTGACTTTTACATGCCCTTGCATTAATATTACATTATTGGTGCAAGGGTTTTAGTTTTTACATAAATAAGTGTATGCAACACGAACAAGATTCAACTAGTGAGTTTGATGAAAACTATTCACAACTGTTACATGCCTTATATACCTATATAAGTGAACACGCTGCCAATTATATAAGCGACAGAGATATCAGAGTAATCAAAGGATTGGTAGAATTGTATGATTACGATTCCAACGATGAATATATCCGTGACATTTTAGATGATGTTGGACATTATGCCAAACATTTAAGAAAGAAAAGTCACTAACACTTTACTTTACCACAAACCACAGATATAATACAAATATGACTATGCACATGATTAAGGGCGTTACTAGCCTTAACACCTGTAAGCCTACCTTCAAACTTACAAAGAAGAAGAGGGCTGAATGGGAGATTGACTGGATGGCTGATAATAAATCACGCAAGTCGCAGGGCATGCCTAAAATTTCTTTCGATGAATATTGTCTTAACCGTTTGGGTAAGGTTAAATTGCCTAAGCCCGAATTCAAGCCTCTTGCTACCAATATTTACCAGTCTAGACAGAATAGTATTGCTAATATTCCTAGCCTCAGTGCTAATGTTGGTAATACCAACCGTCGTGAAAATATGAAGTATGACGGTGAACGCCAACTGTTGGGTATTGCAGTTTTGCACAAGTCTTGTTTGCAGCCTGTCTTTTCTCAGAAGGACGCAGAAGAAATCGCTAAGATGCGTAGAGGGTAAAGTGAATACCGAAGAACTAAAAACTTACGCTGGTTTGTTTGGTAGTATGAATGATATACTCCGTTACTTAGCACAAGGCAACGACGATGATTTGCTGGTTAAATATTTGTCTACTTCTCAGGAATATGCATATTATTGTGCAAGATATGTCATTAAAGGTAGATGGCCAGAAGGCGAAAAAGCGATTGCCAAAGATCCAATGTGTGCATATCGTTATTCAAGTCTAGTCATCAACGATAGATTTCCAGAAGGTGAAAGTGCAATTTCCAAAGTTCCAGCAATTGCATATCAATATGCAAGATTTGTCATCGGGGGTAGATGGCCACCAGGCGAAAAGGCAATTGCTAGAGATCCACATCATGCATATTATTATGCAAAAGATGTCATTTATAGCAGATTTCCAGAAGGCGAAAAGGCGATTGCCAAAGATTCATGTTATGCATATCTTTATGCAACAAAGGTCATCAAAGGAAGATTTGCAAGGTATAAGTTTTTGTGTATGGCATCATTTTACAAGCATTACATAATAAGGTACCCCGCTACTTACAAGTTTAGGAATAAAGTATGAGCAAAACTAAAACTACTTTTTATAAGAAAGAGGGCAGGAAATATGTTCCGGTATATGAATATGACCAGGAACTAATGGACAGTTTTCCTAAGGGCAACCATCTAGTCATGTGTTATCTTCATGGACAAAGCCGTCGTTTCAATGTTGACCCTGCACTTGCACCCATGATTGCTGCTGGTCGCTATGCCGAAGATAAAATGCTTGAGGCTATCAATCAAGCAAGCAAGGGTCATCTTACTGAAAGAGTACTGACTAAAGAAGAAAAAGAAGCTTGGGAAAACCTACAAAAGGTTTTCGGTAATAGACTTCTTACAATTACTTATCCTAGTAATTATAGTGTAGTGCAGGCAGGGTTGCAGGCACTACAGCAAGAAGCAGAAAAATTGTTGCAAAACCATAGTGTGCGTGAGCAATACGAAAAGTTTTTGATGGTTTGTAAGTTGACGCAAGAAGAGGAGAGATAATATGATTCCCGAACAACACAAAGAAGATATCCTTCAGCATGGTATCAACTTTATCCGTAGTATCACAGAAGCCTATGGTGGTGATGAAGGCATGAAATTGTGGGATAGCATCGCAAGTGTCCTTGACCCTGATGTCAAGGGTCAAATCTTCTTTGCACTATTGACTGGTGATTTCAACGGGCAGATTACGATTAGCGATTACAAAACGAATAGTGACCGAATTTTTCGCATCAAGGCTATTCGTTTTGTTGCTAGTCTTGGTTTGAAGGAAGCAAAAGACCTCGATGATGCATTAGTGTCTGGTCGCACTATCAAGTTGAATGTCAACCCACAGAAACGCAACGAAATGTTGAGTGAATTGCGTAATGCGGGGTTTTGTGTATGAAATACTTTTAAAAGACTTAATACGGAGAATAAAATGGGACTTGACCAATATGCATATGTAGCCAGCAAGGTCGGTACTTACTATAATGATAGTAGCCGACAGAACATTGCTTACTGGCGCAAGCATAATAATCTTCAAGGGTGGATGGAGAAACTTGCACAAGAAAAAAATCTACAGTTTGATACCTTCAATGGGGTCGAGGTTGAATTGACTTGGGAAGATATTGATAAACTTGAGAAAGATATCAAAGCAAATCAAGGGTCCGAATCAGGCACTATTGGATTCTGTTACGGTAATCCACGCGATGATTATTATCGTGAGCAAGATTTAGAATTCTGCGAGAATGCTAAAGTAGAATTGTTTTTCAAGCGTAAAGTGTTTTATAATTCAAGTTGGTGATATGGTTAATTACCGTTTTATAGGCTGATGCAAAGAGATAATCATGATGGTTAGTAAAGAAACAATTTGGCACTTTGTCTGTACTGATTGCAAGAATTGGTGGAGTATTGCTAGTACAGATAATTGGCAACCCAAAAAACTTTACTGTCCACACTGTGGTGTAGTAAACTACTATTCAGATACACAATCATAGGATATTAACATGAAAGAATTTATTAAAGATGTAGTTGTTTCTTTTTTGATTTTTGCCATACTGATTGGCTGTTATTGGACTTTTGTAGAGTAATATATGAGTAAGGTAACAGTAGAACTTGAATGGGATACGGTATATAGTATTGTTATTTCTCAATTGAAAGACAATCTCACTTTCCTAACCACAGAACTTGAAAACAAAAAGTCAGAAAATCCTGAAATTGAAAATGCAATCTTTTCTACCGACATGTCAGAAGATATTGCTATGATTGAAGAACATATCAATGCTGTAAAAACTGTGTTGAACTATTATGGAGAAGACCTATGACTACTAGATTTGATTTAGAACAAGCAATCATGGAATGCTGGAATGTCACAACTGACATTCGCAGAGTAAGTGAGTACTTGCTAGACGCTCCACTAGAAATTGGTAGAGAAGATAAGATTGCTAATATGTTGATTGGTATGAGCGATTTGTATGAAGTAAAATTCAACAATTGCTTTAGACTTTTTGAAAAGCATCTGGCAGAGTTACACGCAGAAAAACTAGCAAGAGAAAATCAACAGTTACCCGTGCAACCTGTTAAGCCTAATCCTCCCGCACGCCGTCACATCAAAGAACATAGCAAGCCCAAAAAGTAAAATGAAATACAAGTACCTTCGCTTATGCCAGTGGCACAGCGAAAAAACAAAAACAGATCATATTTGGGGTATTTTACAAATAGGATTTGATTATGATAATTGGGAAAAAGAGTACACCGAACGAAAACTCATGGGTATAGGTCCTCTGCTACAAAATTACTTGAACCAGCAGGACACAGAGAACAAGTATGTGACTTTTTGGGGAATAAAGGGCAAAAAGTTACAGAAACGAGTTTGGTCAGGTTATCCTTATCATGTTGAACATAAATTTTATGACAAGGTAGGACGACATTGGACTGTAGGGAAATACACGGAATATACACCGTTTTCAAAGAAACGAAAAAACTTAAAATCAATTTATCCAACCTTTCAGCAAGACCTTGATAAGATTGCATTATGGGCAATGTTGTCATCATAATGAAACTCACATAAAGAAAATTTAGGAGTAAAACTATGAATATCGTTTATATTTGTAAGATGTATGACGAAGAAGCCAATATAGACAAAATTTGGGGTATCATACAGATAGGATTCGATAATGATACATACAATAAGAAGCAGCCTTGGCTAGCACCCCGCACAATGATTTATCCTGAGCCTACTAATAAATATGTGACTTTTTGGGGTAGACGAAGTAAAAAATTACAAACAAAGATTTGGGATGGTTATCCCTACGATCCAGAAATAGAGTTCGACAAAAAGAAAGAGAAAGGCTACAAGAAAGTCAACAACAATCATTTGAATTCAATCTATCCAGAGTTTAAGCAAGACATAGAAAAGATTGTATCTTGGTCAACCTTAAAGGCATTGTAAATGACTCTGACCTGCGATATATGTGATAGCGAATTTGATTTAGAAGCAGAGGGCGGTATTGCTGGAAATTTTGGTATTATGCCAGTTCAATTTTGTCCATGGTGTTTATCGTGTATGATTGATATGGTAAATCGACTGCAAGTTCAAGACGATAATTATGATGATTACCATTAGTGCATAAATAATCTAAAGGAAAGATATACCATGAAAAATAAAGACTTTATTGTTGATTCATCTGCGTCTGCAAAGCGCATGAATTATGTAACACCCAAATATGATATTACATGGTATGTTAAGTGGGCGGTAAGCATCATACTATTGTTTGGTCTTGCTATTGGACCCAGAGGTGCAGGTCTTGTTGGGTGGGAATGGGTAGATGCTGTATGCAGTTGGATTGGTGCCGCGGGCTGGTGGTGGGTAGGATATAGATGGAATGACCGTGCTATGCAATTGGTCAACGGTGTCTTTCTGTTTGTGATTACTATTGGATTAATCAGAATTTGGATGGGGTAATCTATGAAAAATATTATTGTACTTTGTATGTTGTTTGCTACAACCATGGCATCAGCACAGACCGATGAAAGAAATAGAATTAAAGGCGCAATCATAGGCGGCGTGATTGGTCATCAAATAGACCATGATGTAGGTGCTCCTGTTGGCGCAGTTATAGGTTATCTGTGGAACACAGACACACATGACTATAACAAAGAGTTTAGAAAGCACTGCAAAAGAAATGTGCCCGGTGAATTCTATGATGTAAAGGATGCTTGGATTGAAGGTTGTGTGCGCAGGCTTGAAAGAGAAAAAGCTGAAAGAGAACGACGAGCATATCAAGATGGCTACCAAATGCCGGAATATCAGAGACAATAAACTTTCGGGTAACAATGATATCTTACTGTTAACTAGGTCTTGACTTTGGGTATAAGGTAGAGTATACTAAACAATATTAGAATCTACCTATAAAACGGTAGTTTTACGGAGTTATATTGTTTATGAAAATCAGAGTAGTTAGCGATTTGCACCTAGAGTTTCTTCCTCTAGAAATCCCCAACAATCATGATATCGATGTTCTCGTATTGAGCGGGGACATCATGACTGCTATCGACCTTCATGACCACAGTTATGAAGACTATAGATACCGAACAAACATGCCAAGACCTAAACTTAGTGATAGATACCGTGATTTTTTGCATCACTGTAGCAAACACTACAAGCATGTCATTTATGTTGCGGGCAATCACGAATTCTACAATGGATACTGGAATCGTTCTATCGAACACTTGAAGGAAGAGTGCGAAAACTATAGTAACATTTATTTCCTTGAGAAGGATTACAAGACCATTGATGGTGTGACTTTTGTTGGTTGCACTCTTTGGACCAACATGAACAAAAGAAATCCTATGACTATTCATAGCATTGCCACTATGTTCAATGATTTTAGACTGATTCGTGACGATAAGAACAACTATCGTAAAATCACTACAAATCAAATCCTTGACCGTCATGATGAACACATGAAGTTTTTGTCTGATAGTGTCAAAATGTTTGACAATATCGTTGTGTGTACACACATGGCACCTTGTGTCAAAAGTATTCATGAACATTTCAAGCATGATTTTCATGGCAATGGTTTTTATCATAGTGAACTTAGTGAGTTCATACTTGATAATCCAAAGATTAAACTTTGGACGCACGGGCATGTTCATAATAGTTTTGACTATATGATTGGTGATACTAGAGTTGTGTGCAACCCAAGAGGCTATGCTGTTTATGAGCCTAACACTGGGTTCGATAGCAACCACTGTATTGAATTGGGTAACTGACTTAAGAGTTGATGCCCATTTGTCTTGCAATACAAATAGTATTTCTATAGACTACATTTACACTGTTTACAGTGCAAACATAAAGAGGTAAATACGATGAATACAAATACAACTAAGCAGGGTCGTCTTCTTGAGGCTCTACGCAACGGTGAAGAGTTGACAGCAAAGCAGATTCGCGCTCGTTTTGGCATTGCCAATCCGACTGCAACTGTTTCGGATTTGCGTTTTAGCGGATTCGCTATCTATGCAAATTCAAAGACTGACACTAAGGGCCGCACTACAACTAAGTATCGCATTGGCAACCCACGCCGTGCTGTTGTAGCCGCAGGTTATCGTGCTTTGTCTTCTGCTGGTCTTGTTTAATTGATGAATGGGTTGCGGGCGCCCAAAGTCCCGCAAACTATAATATTCAATAATTCTAATACATTGGCAATATATCTAAATTTATGCCCCGATAGTACCCATACGATTGTATGGGTACTTTTTCTTTTTACTAAAGGTATCACATAAATACATATATGATTGAATTTTTACATTACGCAGCAATTTTCTTTTTTGGATACTATACTCATAAAATACTTTTTATGATTAAGTTAGCCGTTGCAATGAAAAATCATTTTGCGATGGAAACAGAAACAACTGACAGTAAAGAAATACCTTCTTTTTACACTGAAAATCTAAAAGACAGCATTTTGTTATACGATGTAAATAACACTTTTATAGCGCAAGCAAATACATTAGAGCAATTAATTAAAATTGCACATGAAAAGTCTAATCTTCAAGAATTGTATATCAAACACAACGATAAAATTTTGTATATCAATAACGGTAAAATATTAACACAATGAAAGTAAAAATGTCACCATATCGTGACTCTGGTCGCAATATATCTGTAGAAATAGATTCACATGATACCTTCAGCGTAGATAGTACGCTTGCATATATAGTATTACCTTTGTTGATTCAACTTAAGCAAACACAAATGGGTGTACCCCATGAGTTTGCAGAGGTAGGCGGAGAAGATTATCATTTACAACTTTCTTTTGATTTTTATACAGAAACACAAGAAGAGGCTTTTAAATTAGGAGTTGCTAGATGGAATATCATTTTAGACAAAATGATATGGAGTTGGCAGCAACTATGTGAGGATGATTATGAAAATCAATATTATCATGGAGAATATAAACCATGGCATGCTGATGAAAGTGCAAAACCTTTTTGGGTAGATGATATTGGGTTAGAATTACATAATGCTAGGATACAAGAAGGATTAGATTTATTTGGCAAATATATGAGACATTTGTGGGACTGATATGAAACAGAAATTCATAGATTACTACATGGACATTGCAGAAAGAACAGCCAAACTAAGCCATGCTAAAAGGTTGCAAGTAGGTTCTGTAATAGTCAAGGAACACAAGATACTAGCCACAGGATATAATGGTACACCTACTGGCTGGGATAACAACTGTGAAGATAAAGTTTGGGATAGTGGTGCAGGTGGCTGGCTTGACTCTCTTGAAATAGAACAACTGTATCCATATGAAGAATATCATGAGCAAGCCGAACGAATGGTTCGTTACAAGTTGAGAACTAAACCAGAAGTCTTGCATTCTGAAATGAATAGTCTTATGAAAGTTGCTAAAAGCAATGAATCAACCGACGGTGCTGTTTTATTTTGTACTCATGCTCCATGCTTAGATTGCGCCAAAGCAATTTATCAATCAGGCATAAAAGTTGTATACTATAAAAATAGTTACAGAAATGATGATGGCTTGAATTTTTTACAAATATGTGGTGTAGATGTCTATAAACTTTCCAACAGCTTATAAAGTGAAAATCAACATACCATTTGGGGAATTAAAAGAGCATGTCAATTGGTGTGAGAATAACTTGAAGGGAGTCTGGAAGTTTACTGAGGATCATAATTCTGATTTTCCCTATAGCAATTACATATTTTTATTTGAACTAGAACGAGACTATGTAGCGTTTACATTATGGAAAAAATAACATATATCTTTTTTAGACGAAACAATGATTTTGAAGATATTTTGAAAGATAAAAACTTAATCAAATACTTCAATGTTAAATTGTCTTGGTACCAACATTTAATGTTAACAAGTTTTAAACTACCCCCGGATGTTTCTACATATATCTTGTTAAAATATGGCGATTCTGTGATAAATTCAGATAGAATAATTGCTGACAGAACCCCTAAACCCTCTGTAGATTATTATCCTAGTAGTAAAAGACCAAAGGCGTTTGAAAATATCTATAAATAATATGATGCGAATCAATGAAGTTACAAACAACGATATTCCACACCTTTACCTAGATATGGATGGTGTTCAGGCTGATTTTTTTACTGCATGGGCTAATCTAAACGGGGTAAACCGTTATAAAGAAATAGGTAACAAAGAAGCCCGTGAACAAAGCATTACTGACTTGACTAGTCGTGGACCAGAGTTCATTGAAAACTTCTTTGCTAACCTAGAAGTTTTGCCCAATTTTCATGTATTATTAGACTACCTACAGACTAGGGGTATACCCTATACTATATTGAGTGCACCTTTGCGTGATAATCATGAAGCAAGCATAAAGGGCAAAAAAAGATGGTTAGATAAGCATCATCCCGGTGTCAGCAATAATGCTATATTTAGGGGTGATAAGGAACGATATGCTGTAACAAACGGTAGACCCAATGTATTGGTTGACGACCATAAAAAGTATATCACACGCTGGGAAGAAAAGGGCGGTATAGGGGTACTACATAGAGACAACAATCCTCAACTTACAATCGACAGACTAGAGGAAATATATTCACCCTATCTAGATAAATAAGTTATAATATGGGATATTTTTATGACTGATTTCAGAAAACTTCTAAACATTATACAAGATAATAGCAGCGAAGGAATTGAGCAATATGACTGCTTTGATATTGAGTTGGGTGAAGATTTATTGATTGAGACCGGAGTACTAGATGTCACAGAAGACAGTATCCTATTAGAAGCCGATGATAAAGCATTAGAATTGTTGTCTAAACACGGCGTAAAATTAAACGAAATCAGTAAAGCAAGGCAGTTATTTCCAAATTGGAATGACCCAGAAACAAAAGAATTTTACGATAAGCCAACTTTTCAGCGTATAAAGAGCGGGGAAACAGAACCAGTAGTCACTACTGATTATGATACATCTCCTAAATTGCGTCAGCCACAGCGTACCAGTTTTAAAAACTATGAAGACTGGCGCAGATATCAGATAGCACAGTTAAAAAAAGCAACTGAAAGTATGTCAGAAGGCCAGTTAGTGTCTGGTCCGTGGTTGGGTTCGGGCGAGGAAGGGGTAAGTGTTGATGAACTAACTAATAAATTTTTAAAATCATCTTTTAATCATAGTTATTTTGCTAATGACCAAAAAGCATTAGATGAGATTACACACGATGTAAGAAGATTTTTACTTAATTTAGAAACTACCAATAAAGCCTTTAAATTGCCAAGTGGCAAGTCAATCGAAGATTTAGTTAAGTCAATTTCGCATAAAGTTCATAATTCACTAACTAGCGAAACGAACCCTGATTTAAACGAAAATCGCCGTAAAAAATCACCATTTAATAACCCAGATGAATTAGCACGCCGTGCAGAATTGAAAGCTAGAGATCCCAATAGATCACTTTTAGGTAAAGACGGTATATATGGTAACGAGTATAAACAGAAAGATCGTTATGGAGATATGTACAAGATTGCAGGTCCAAAGGGAGAGTTGCCTGAGAATACAGACAATGATGATTTAGACGAAGCAAAGTCAGGTAATACTCATGAAGACTATATCAAACTATTGGCTAAGTATGGAATTAAGCGCGTTCAACATGATAATGATTCGGAATTTGAATTTATCGACCAAGAATCTTGGTTACAAGGACCTCTTCAAAAAGAGTTCTCAAAAAAAGAAAGACATGCTATAGCAAAATCATTAGGAATGCGACCACAGTATTCTGGCAGCTCTTGCCATTTTTCAAAAGATAATCATTTATTATGGTTTGATGAAAAAATAAATCCAGTGACTATGCAACATGATGTTGCTCTTCGCACAGAGAAAGACAGACAGATGGATGAAGCCAAATATCGTGGTCGTTCTGTTGAAGAAATCGAAGCCGACCTTGCGGCAGCATGGCTTGAGGTGTTCAATGTAAATATAAAGACCATGCAGAGAGCATTGGGAAAGAAGGCAACGGGGACCGGAACATGGAAGGCTGCGCGAGGGGCGTGGGATGAGGTAACAGGAGAAACGGCAAAGCGTATCGATGACCTCAAAGCCGAACTCAAGCAGGCAAAACAGGCAAAGAAAAACAAAAAGTCAGAGTTGGATGAAGCCAAATATCGTGGTCGCACAGTACCACTAGGAAAACCATTTTTGACACCAGATGGACCAAAAAAACGAGCTGTTTATGTAAAAAAACCAAACGGCAATGTAGTCAAAGTAAACTTTGGCGATAAGAAAATGCGCATTAAGAAGTCTAATCCAAAAAGACGCAAAAGTTTCCGTGCAAGACATAACTGCAAAAACCCGGGGCCGAGATGGAAAGCAAGATATTGGTCATGTAGAAGTTGGTAACAATACTAATTAAATTTTATTCATGATTGTCTATAAAATTACAAATTTACTAACAAATTTATCCTATATCGGATATACAAAATTTAGTGTAAGTTCTCGTTGGTCATCTCATTGTACATCAGCTCTAAAAAGTACAAAAAATAGAAAATTTTATAATGCGATAAGAAAATATGGATTTGATTGCTGGACTAAAGAAATCATATGTACAGTAAAGACGGCCAGTGAGGCAAAAGAAAAAGAAATATATTATATAAATTTTTTCAACTCTTATTATAATGGGTATAACGCTACAAAAGGCGGTGACGGAAATAATGGTATACAGATGAGCAAAGAGTCCAATGAGGCGCGAAGTAAAAAACTTAAAGGCATAAAAAAATCAGCCGAAACAATAGAAAAATTTAAACAAAAGATTGTTACCAAAAAAACTAAAGAAAAAATATCATTCAGTCATAAAGGAATGAAAAAACCTTGGGTAAAATGGACAAAAGAGCAATGTCAGCGTCGAGGAATGTCTAGGCGCACTATAACAAAGGAGCAATATGATTTAATGCATGAGTTAAGGATAAAAGGATACCTCATTAAGGATATTTCTAAACAAGTTTCTTTATCTAACGATATGGTAAAAAAATGGTTAAAACGAGTTTGGTAATTTGCCCTTTTATATTGTAGTCGTGTGTTAAAATCATTACAATAAACTATGTCGAAAAATAACCCTGCCAAATATAACACTCGTTATGAAGTCATCACACAAGAAGACCCAGAATACGGGGACATCATTCTTCCTATCCCAGAAGAAGTACTAAGACAAATGGGCTGGAAAGAAGGCGATGAAATTGATGTTGGTGTCAATGAAGACGGTAGCATATTCTTAAAGAAAAAGTAATATGGCAACTTTGAACCCAACTGGGGACTACCCATACCCAAATATAACAGTTACTAATGGTACAATTACTAGTGGTACATCTATTTCCTGGACTCCATATGTTACTAATACTACCAATATTGGGCAAAGTCTGAAGGTTAGTGGTCCAGCATCTTTTGAAGATGACATACTACTACGAGGAAAAAGTTTATCTGACACCATAGAAAAAATTGAAGAAAGATTGGCTATACTTCATCCTAATAAAGAATTAGAAAGTAGATGGGAAGAACTAAAAGAACTCAGAAAGCGTTATCAAGAGTTAGAGAAAGAAATAATCGAAAAAGAAAAGATGTGGGATATTATTAACAAATAGGAGAAAAACACAAACACATATGGCTAAAACAGATAGTATTAAGATGGAAGGAGAGATTGTAGATGTATTGCCCAACGCTACTTTCAAAGTTCAGTTACAATCAGGGCAAACCGTGCTAGGATATATATCGGGTAAGATGCGTCAAAACGAGATACGCATACTAGACGGGGATAGAGTTGAAATGGAACTAAGCCCATATGACCTAACTAAGGGTAGAATTACCAGACGAATGTAAATCAAATACTCGCATTTATTGACTAAATACATAAATGCGAGATATAATCAACCTAATAGAAAGTCAAAACCGTAGTCAAGATATAGAGATAATACCTCTTAACTTTGACTACAAAGAAGTCAGTCCTGTATTATCCAAAGATACACTAGACTTACACTACGAAAAACTAGCCAAAGGCTACGCAACTCGTTATAACAAAAACGAGGGCGATAAAGATTTCAATTATGCAGGAGTCTTCTTGCATAACTTATTGTTCACTCAATACCGAGAAGTTCGTAATACCAATAATCCCAATGGACCTATGAAGGGCTTTATAGCAAAGCATTTTGATTCTTTAGAAGATATGAAACTTGCTTTTGAAGAAGAAGCCATGAAGTTACAGGGTAGTAATTGGATATATCTAGCATACGACGGCAAGATAAAGACCATACACAACCACGAAGTTCGTGATGACATACTACTATTAGTAGACTGGTGGGAACATGCGTGGATATTAGATTATGGTTCTGATAAGAAAAAATATCTCAGAGAGCAGTGGAAAATAATCAACTGGAATGTGATAAACACCAGGTGGGGAAAAAGTCTATGAAGATAAACGAAATCAAAATAGTTACAGAGGCAAAAGATACCTATATAGAGGGTACTAATTGTCTTAACTGCAAATGGGCATTACAAGAAAAGACTAAAGTAGACCCTAAAGAATTAGACCCAAACGGCGGACTAAAGATTACAAATAAAGAAGATTTGAAACATGCAGCCGAGGGTGATTTAGTCACTCTTCCTGGAAAGAAACACAGCAAGTATAAGTTTTATTGTGAGCATAACAAAATAAAACAATTTGTAACAGAAAGAATGTGCTGCTTGTATTGGGACGCAGAAGGTGTGTATAGAGCATTTGGTAAATCAAGGTTAGATTAAATGAAATCAATTGAATTCATAGATGAAGCACCTCTTCCCGTTGATTGGGATAAAGAAAAACTAAGTCTAAATCAAACTTTCAAAGACAGACTTAGATATGCGCTTGACCGTGCCAAACGAATTGGGGGCGGTAGCAGTCGTGTTGCTATGATTATAGAATATGAAGGGAGACCAACCGTATTAAAAGTGGCTAAGAATAAAAAAGGTCTAGCACAGAATGAAGCAGAAATCGATATATTAAAAGACGGATACATTGGAAGATTGCCTATTGTTATTCCACTGATTGACTATGATAAAACTAACAGACAACCTGTTTGGCTACAGACAGAACTCGCTAGAAAAGTATCTTCACATACACTACGAAAACTATTACATACACCTAGTATGTGGTTACTTGCTGATAAGGTTAAAAATATATTAGGGTTCAAAAATCCTAGTTATAGCGATGAATATATAAGGCAACACTACTTTACTAGTTATAACAACTTATGGAAACCTACAGAAGAAGATTGGAATATTTTCAATAAATACGCCAGCGAATTTGCTGATTTGGTGAACTCTAGCGGGGTGGACATATACGATTTAGAAAGGGCTACAAATTGGGGAGTTTATAATGGTAGACCAGTAGTTATTGATTTGGGCTTCACTGATGTAACAAAGGCTTTATATCACGCCTGGCGCCCCTGGTGATGTTGAAAATTTCGTCAAAGGTAGCATAAAATGAATTGGGAAAATGAATTAGCACAATGGAAAGTAATAGCAGGTATTACTAATAACAAAGGTGAACCTGCCTTTTATCCTGCAGAACCTGAAAACATATCCCAACTTATAAAAGACAAGAATATTAAATATGGTAGCCGTGAATATATAGATAATGTATTTGCTAGAAATCCCAGCGACATAAGCATGCCTGCAGGCTTTAGGGGTAGGAAGAAATCAAGATGAAATCAGTTGAATTCTTGTTTGAATACCGTAGAGATGTAACTGCTCAGAAACTGGGAGATAAATTACTTGCCAGTGCTAAAAGAGAAAACATCACCGATATAGACAAGATTCTTGCTACTTTAGAGGACATGGACCCAACCCCAAACAAGCAATACACATTATGGATTGCTAATCAATATAACAAAGGTCAGTTCAGACTTGAAGACAAACCACGAATCAAGACCGCACTTGAAAGATTCATGCAAGCAAAATCTAGATTACCAGAAAAAGACATAGGCAGATATGACTTTTATCAACTAGAAAATGCTATGGAGAAAATCTTTAATCCAGATGTGGGTAAGCCAGAACCTCAAACAGTTGATACATTTGAGATACCTAATGAAATCAAAGACGAAGTAGAAGTGTTATATAATGGACCATTGGGGTTACTTGTTGTACCAAAAACAAAGAAAGCCAGTTGTGTGTTAGGTAGCGGTACTCGTTGGTGTACTGCAGGAAGAGAAGACAACATGTTTTCTACTTATAATCGTAGAGGTCCATTATATATATGGCGTGATAAGAACGGAGAGAAATATCAGTTTCATTTCTCTAGCAATCAATATATGGACAAACAAGATAGACCAATACCAAACAAATTGATGAGTTATTTCAGCAACAAGCATCCTGTACTGAAAAAACTATTTGATTTAAGATTAAAGTATATATTTGAAAAAAAGAGACCTATGTATACTATAATAGAGTTTGTTAAAAATACACAAAAAATATTACCTAAAGAACTAGAAGACATCATATTAAAAAATCCTGAACGCGCATTGATATATTATTCGTATGTTAAGAAAGATAGATGGCCTAAACTAGAAAAGATTATTCTTGATAAATCAAATGTTAAGTTAGCATTTCGTTATGCAAAAAATATGAGTAGTAAAGTAGCAGGGAGATTTTTAAAAGGAGAAAGTCTAATTGCTAAATATGGAGGTTGGGCACTTGAATATGCAACGAGTGTCATCGGGGGTAGATTCCCTGAAGGTGAAAAAGAAATTGCCAAAGATCCATTTTTTGCCTACGAGTATGCAAGAAGTGTCATCGGGGGTAGATTCCCTGAGGGCGAAAAGGCACTTGTTGAAAATCCATATTTAGCAATTGAGTATGCACAAAATGTTATTAAAGGCAGATTTCTAGAAGCAGAAGATAATATCGCTAATGATGCTAACACTTCGATACGATATGTTGATGCAATAAGACGCAGATTTCCAAAAGGAGAAAAATTATTTGCCAAAAATGCAGAGTTAGCAATTAAGTATGCTTTACTTGGCCTAAAAGGTCGTAGATTCGAACAAGGAGAAAATGTAATCGCTAAAGATCCAAGAGTTGCATATTTCTATGCAAAAGGGGTTGTCAAAGGCAGATGGCCAGAAGGAGAAAAAGCAATTGCTACAGATCCGGACTATGCGTATAGATATGCAAGAGATGTAATCGACGGCAGATGGCCAGAAGGAGAAAAAGCAATTGCTAAAGATGCAAAATCTGCGTTTCACTATGCATTACATGTGATTGAAGGCAGATTCCCTAAAGGCGAAAAAGCAATCGCAAACACCATAGGTTTTAAGAATGACTATAAAAACTTTTTGGCACGGCTAAAAAGAAAAAAGAAATCAAGCAAGAGTAAAAATGAAGTCAGTCGAATTTATAAGTGAGCAAAGCCCAAACACCATTTTTGGTAGTTTTACTAA